TCTAAATATGTTTTAGCTTTATATAAATCTTCTAATCCATTTTTAAACTTCCATCTTGCTACATATTTGCAAATGTTTCCTTCTGCAAATCCTACATTATGACTAATTAAATAATCCATTAATATAGTATCTTTATAGTGAGAAGGACTAATCATATCTTTCCTTTAAATAGTCTAATGAAACAAAGCACTCATCAAAACAACCATTATTAACTCTATGTGCTAACAAAATACCACGAAAATGATTATTACTTTGATGATCTAGATATGTTTCATTGTGTTCATAACAAGAGCCAGCAATAATACAAGTAATGGTACTACCATCTGGCCGTTTCCCATACGCAACCTGCTTTCCTTGTTGATGACCTGCGATACAAGACATATGAAGCTTACTAACCATAGAGGTAGCAGTAGTAGATGGCCTGCCCATAACGCCGGTTGGGAAATAATGGCAGTAAGCAATACCATCAATGAACACAGGTTTAAGAAAACTATGAACTTCCCAATCATGGTAAGGTAAGTCTTCATATTTAATTAATCCCTCAAGTTTCGGATCATTTTCCACCGCCCTTTGTATGCGTTGCTCGTGGTTGCCCAAACAAAGAACGAGTCTGGGTTTATATTGTTTCTCTTTATTTTTCTTAGCTTTATTATTGAAATCGTAAAGTGGCGACATAAGGCATTGCATCGCTTCCTTTGCTGATTCGATATCCTTGATGTACCTTTTTCCTTCAAAACTTTTCTTACCAATATCATATGAAGATAAACTTTCCATGTCTGCAAAGTCACCTAGATGTACAACAACATCTGGTTTCTTATCAATTATATATTGTCCTATTCTTCTTAAATATGAGAAATCTAATCCATATTTTACTTGCGTGTCTGGAATTATTAGGTGTTTAGTCATTTTTATATATACTCCTAATATATTCAAAATCTACTGGTGTATAGTTATGTTGTTCTACAGATACACAATAATATCTTTTATCAGGAACAGATAATTCATGTAAATGTCCATGAATATTTGCTTTCCATCTACTTAAACTCATATCATGAATTGGAATATGACTTAAAATAAATTTGTCTAATATATGATATGCTCTTACATCTTTAAAATATTGTGCATACTGAGACAATTTAAAGTTATCATGATTACCTTTTATCAAAACCTTAATACCATTTAATTGTTCTAAAATTTTTGATAGAGACGAAAAGTTTCTAAATCCTATATCACCAAGATGATACACTTTATCATTTTTACTAACTACAGAATTCCAATTTTGAATTAAAATTTCATCATGATGGTTAATGTTATTAAATCCTTCTCTTAGTAAACCAGTTTTTAAATGGCTTTTAAATGTAAGAATATTTGAATGACCAAAATGAGTATCAGCAATTAAAAATGTTTTCATTTTACATAATTCTATCTGGAGATTCCATTAAATTGCAATATGTTTTTGGAGTTAGTCTATAAAAAGGAAACATACTATTACCAATTAAATATCGCAAAGCTAATTGTTCTATGAATATTGTATCTTCTTTAGAAGGATTCATATATACTGTATAATTTCCATCTTCAAAATCTAGGTCATGTTTCATTGTTGTTCTTTTATCCAATTTAAAATTTGATCTTTATCTTTTATAGAACAATATTTAAAATTATATTTCTCCGCCCATTTAGCATGTGTCATTTTTGTACCTCCGCATAGTTTATTAGGATTATCAAAGACAAATCTAATATCTATTTCAGGATGCTGTTCTTTTAATAACACATATTTCTTTCTTTCTGTATGGTCAGATAAATATCCTTTTGTTTCTATTAATAAACCATTTCTAATTGTCCAATCAACTATATAATAATGATTAGATTCTGGAACTGTATATGGAATTTTAGTAATCTCATATCCATAATCTGTATCATATTCTTTTAGTATCTCTTCAAATTTTAACTCCAATTTAGATCTACGTTTTTTTTCACTCATACATTAATAAGATCTAATTTTGATGGTTTATTTGCATACATACCATTTTTACCCCATTGTACTGGATACCAAATATCATTAATATCTTCATGATATGCACCGTTTATGTATCCCATAGATACTTCATAGAGTTTAACGCGGCTTCCACCTGCTGTTGCAATGGATTTGGTAAGGTCAAGTCCAGTAGTCTGTGCGCCCATGTTTCTTCCTCATTTCTTAATATCCAAAGACAAATTCCATTCATTAGAAATGAGTCTTGGATATTATGTTTTGTATATAGATCATAAACAGTATCAAACATTTCTTGTTCTGTATTTAATGGTGATATGATTTTATCAGCTTTAACTTTTCCAATACCATTGATACCAATAATATTATCAGAGCTATCCCCAATAAGCATTTGTTTGTAAAAATGTTTAAGTCCTGTTTGTAAATCCACTGTTTCAAATATTTTCTTATTCCAATTATAATGTTTTCCTGGGATCATTCTAAGATCTTTATCATATGAACATAATATTGTTTCATCTGTTTGATAAATTCCAAGAAGATCATCAGCCTCATATGGGGTTTTTAGAATAGCATTCCATTCATATACTAAATACTCTCTACAAGCCTCTAAATGTTTAGGTCTTTCTAGATTATCACGGTTTGCTTTATATGATTGGAATAATGTCTTTCTAAAATTATTGGAAGAAAGAAAGATTTTAAACTTAGTAGCTTGTACTGTATCTAAAATCTCTCTAAGCTTCTCTTCCATTCTATATTTAGCTACATCGAATGGATCATTTTCCTTACATGAAGCAGCACATGGATAAGTTATTAAATCTCCATCGATTTGTGCTAACATTATAGATCGAAATCATCATTAAACTCAGGCAATTCTGCAAGAGGAACAATGGTATTGGCATTTCCAAATACAAAGTTTTCAAAGTCCTTTGCTAATGCTAGAACTTCATCCTTAGATGGAACCTTCTTATCATTTTTTAATAATGAAATAGCAGATGCAATAGAAGATTGTCTAATAATATAAACTTGCTTTAATGCTCGTTCCTCTGGTGTTTCATATGTAGATTTATACTGAGTACCACCACTTTCTTTTTTAGGTTGTTCTCCTACAGGAGTAGCAACTGCTCCAACAATATTAGTCCATTCCCAATAACCTTTATCATTCTTTTCTGTAGTAACTTCAAAGACATCACCTTGTCTTGAATCCTTTAGAATGTTATAGACATCTTTATTAGAGAAAGAAACAATATTCTTTGAATCTACTTTATCAGTAGCTAGATTTTTATAAGTAACTTCTACTTGATTCCACTTACCTTTATTAACAACTGCTGTAGCAATAACATTAATTTTCATAATATCTCCTAGTTATATAAATATTATCTCATATTACTTGATTTCTGTCAAGTCTTTTAAGTTTGGTCCTTCAGAAATCTCACCTAACATTGGTAGATTCCATTTAACACCTAAACATTTTTCTATATTTCTTGGTAATACTTTAAAACTATCTAAGAATATTTCTTTTACAATCTCCTTTTCCGATTCAATAACGTCGGCTGAAACACTATCATGTATAGTGCTAATAAGTAAGCTATTAAGCTTATACTTAGAAAAACGGGACTTAACAGTAGCCCTATACACAGCCATAACATCTGCGCCAAGACCTTGATTAGGGTAGTTAGTAATTTCGTATTCTGAATATTCCATACTACCTTGTTTATAATACTTTTTAAATTCATATTCTCTACCAAATGGAGAAACTAAAATTCCAGTTTCATGTACTGTTTTTATATAGTGTTTGTGTATATTATAAATATTTTTGTATTTATTATAATATTGATCAATAATATCCTGCCAGAACTCTACAGAGGATGATACTGGTTTGAAATCTGGATCTGCTGCATAAGCAAATGCCGGTCCTTTATAAATCCATCTAAATAAAAAGACTTTTGCAATTAACCTACTTGGCAATGAAAATCGCAATTGATTTGCTGTGTGCATATCATTCTTTTTTGGATCTTCAACAACAGCATTCCATTCTTCAATACCAATTGGATCTTGACTTAAATATAAATATGTAACCCATGCGGCTCTAGGCTTTTTGCGTCGATGTTCACAATAGCCATTAGAACTGCCCTCCTTCTCGGCCAGGAGCTTTTCCGAGTTGCTTAACTGAATATCTATTTCTAGTTCTTTGTTTCATAGTTCGTTCTTTAATATTTTCTAATCAGCTTTTAACATCAATGTTTATTATCATTAATAATCTGATCCTTCCACCCACCAATATCTATTGCAATTTATACAATGGTATTCATAATCTTCATGACATTCTGAATCTTCTACAATACGAAATTCAATATTTTTTGAGTTACATCTTACACATCTAAAATTTGGATAATCTTTTTGTGTACTTTCCCAATCTGATTTTGACATTAAAATCTACTTTCTATTAATTGTTTACATAATGGGGCTAAATTTTGACCATTCGGATCAGAAGAAGCAACTCTACCAGTAACTGCTACACATTGATTATATGTTGGATGTAGTATATTTCCCCAGTTTTTTGTCTCTAGTTTTTTAGGTAATCCTTTTAAGTATGTACTATTAAGCTTCTCTAATTTAGCTCTCTCTAATATTAAATTAATAATATTTTTTATTTGTTTATTTGGTTTAAGAGAGCGCAAAGTTGGTTCATCTACAGACCATACATTTC